ACCAACACGTATCTCTCACCGTCAGTGACCGGTCGTACCTCATGTGGGAAACAGAAGTTGCTGGGAAACACGATGGCATCTCCAGTGCCTTGGGCAGGACTCGTGTATTGGCCCTGCCAGAAAGACAACTCTCCACCCTCGTAGTCAGTATTTAAAAGTATGCTGGTGCTCAATATACGCGGTGCTCCACCGTATGAGTCCACGTGCTCCTCGAACTTGTGTCCATTGCCGTACCTTATCAGGCTCACACCCGTGTGTTCGGTGGCCTTGTGTAGGTATGGATAGTGCTCCAGGATGTGTAGCAGTCCCAACTCTATGCGATCCCAACATGGTCCCCTGTCTGGTCCCAGCATGGTGAATTCACACTGCCTGGATTTGGTCACACGCTCCGTTGTGTTGTCAACCGCACTCTTGGCCACTTCCCAACCCTCCCAGGCCGTGTCGGCCTCGGGTTCACTCTTGCTCCATTCTATGATCTGTTGGCAGGTGTCAAAGTTCAGCAGGTTCTGGAACGTTATGATGTAGTCTCGCAGGTCCGTGCTGTCTGCGATACGCACTACTGATTGCCTTCCAGCCTAGTCAGTTGTTCATACAGGGCATACAGCCTCTGTCTGTGTGCTTCTCCCACGGGATCTCCCGGTGGCAGTTTCATCTTGTCGTCCATACGCATGTTCCTTATGTCCTCACGCACGGTGCCCACGTCCCTAGCGGGAGCGGTCTGTGTGTTGGTCAATGGGTTTGGCATCCTCTTGTTCTCCATCAACGATTCCAGGAACTGTATTCCTTCCGCTGTGTCAACCAGTGGTTGGTACAGCACCCTGTCTGGCAGTGTGCTTGAGAACTTCTTGATGTTCTCTAACCTGTTCACGTACTCGTCACCCCATTGTTGTTTGAGTGCCTGTTCCTCGGCCTTTAGATCCACCTGTTGTGGCTGTTGCTGTGCCATCTTGCCCAGTTGGTCTGAATACAGTGCCAGTGCTGTTTTGACTTGGTCCTGTGTGAAGTTGGCTTTCTTGAACACTTCGGTGACTTCCTTTGATAGGTCCTCTGGTATCTCATCCAGTCCGAACTCCTGGGTCACTGACCAGTCGTACTGCTCTGGTACCTTGTTGGTCAATTTCTTTTCCAATTCCGTGTATGATTTGGCCAGGTCCTCTGGTGATTTGAATTTTTCTGGTAACCAGTTGGGTCTGTCCTCTTGTGTTTCCGCTGGTTGCTCACCGGCCTTGGGCACGGTGTCCACTGGTTCCTGTATTTCCTTGTCTATAAGATGTCCTGTGGCTGGTGCCTGTGTGGTCTGTGTTACTTGTTCTTCGCTCATACTAGATGCTCCTTGTCATTGTCATTAGCCACGTTACGCTCTTTACACATGTTCCTTATCCTCCTGACCAGTTGTTGCTGTGCCACCACGTACACCGCTGAATACGGGTTGGGTGAGTCTGAAGTTATACGGGTCTGGTTGATTATGCGTTCTAGATCGTCTAACACCTGCTTGCCTGCTGGTGATTCAAACACCTGTCTATAGAACTGCTGTAGTTGTGCCGAAGTGGGCTTCATGTACTATTTGTTTCTTTTGTTGTTAAGTTTAGTTGTGTAGATATTTATATCTAAACTTGCGGTGGTGTGGGATTTTGTTGTAACTGCTGTGCCAGGGCTTGGAGTGCCTGTGCCTGTTGTTGCTGTGACTGTTGCTGTAACTCTTCCGCTACCTCGTCCTCGCTTTTGATCACCTCTGGACTCATGTCACCATCACGCAGGATCTTACGTGCCAGTGCCTGTAGGTCTACGTTCACTAGAGCGTTTGGTCCCAGTTGGTTCAGCGTCTGTACCAGTTGTAGGTCCCTTGATATCTCCGTCAGTGCTATGCCTTTCTTGACCGCACTGTTGACTATGATCTCGCTGATTGGGCCATACTGCGTGAAGTCCTGTACCTCTCCCCTCATCTGTAATCTCTTGATCAGGTTACTGATGATTGGACGCAGGAACTCTTTCTCCAGACGCAGTCCATATGGACCCAGTCGTCTGTAGAACTCTGCCTGTCTGATCTGTACTTCCGTGGCCGTTTGGTATTTTGATTCGTCTGGTGGTAGTATGGAATCATTGAACAACATCCTCCTGATCTGTTGCCTGTGATCTTGTATGGTTGCTTCAGTGACGTTTAGTTGTCCCGGGAATGGTACCGCTTGTAAAGGGGAATCCACTGTGATAACATCCCCAGGACGCAACTTCATGTTACTGAAGTTGACTGCTGTGTCGGAATTGACCTGCCAACTACCCAGTGCTAGGTAACTCGCGGCCTCCATGAATAACATCTGTGCCTCGTTGACCACACGTATGTGCGGCAGTGCCATACGCACTGGGCTCTCACCGTACACTGATCCAACGGTTTTTCCAAACCTGAAGGGTGTGAACATTTGTACGGGCATTTTCTTGGTCATCAATATTTCTTGTCCCTTGCTGACCTGTATGGTGTATGTGAATTCCTTGTCCATGGGCAATCTCAAACAACTCTCTAGTACCTTGTGCGTCTTGTATGGTTCCTTGACGCAGGCATCCACTAGTTGGTCTCCCATCTTGTCCCTGTAGTTTTCTATCAGGAAGTGTCCTGGTAATTCGTGCTCTCTGAATACTGTCTCTATGGTGCCATTGTGGTTGTCCAGGAAGTACAATTGGTAACTTGGTATGGCTATGAAATCGATCTGGTTGGTCTCCTCGTACATGCCCAAACATCCAACACCGGAAATCACGGCATCGGTCAGTGCTTCACTGGCCGCGACGTAGAAATTGCTGTCCCTTATGGTCTTGAACACGGTCCTGTTGGCCACGTCTAATGCTTTCTTTACATCTGTAGCCACCCTTTCCTTAAGGTCTTCTCGCACGGACAAAGTGGCCCACTGACTGTTTTGCGGAATCAGTAGATTCAGTATCGTGGATACTAGATTCTGGACACCGTCTGGTGCCGTTGAATCGAAAATCCTTGTCCTGTCAGTGGTGTTAGCGTCCTGTCTGAAAAGATCCCTGTTGGGTCTCGTGTATAGGTACGCTTCCGAAATCTCACTTTCGTGTTTGTCGCGTTCTTGCTTGGCTAGTTTGAATGCCTTTGCGATGTAATCTTTGATCATTATTGATTTGATAGGCTACCGAATCCAACTCCAGTGGGTGCGATCGTGGAAGTTGCTACACCATCATCTGATATCCCAAACAGTCCCGTTCTCCTCTGTGAAATTAGACTTGATCTTCCTCTTCTTCCTCTCCTGGATCTCTGTTGTTCGAGTCTGGCTTTCTTCCTTTCGTCCTCTAACTCCGAGGCCGCTCTAGAATCAGCATCTGCCTGTAGTTGTCTTTGTACTTCAAGTTGTTGCTTTGCCTGTTCCTCTGGACTAGGCATGCTTGGTGCTTTAGGTAAACACATTAGTAGCCTCCTCCTAACAGTCTCAACACGTTCCTTGCCGCTGTGGCAACTGTCGTGGTTGGTTGTAATAGACTCTGTCTTGTTCCTAGGTCATCGGCTTCACCTGAAACTCCAAGTGCTGTCCTCCTAGTGATCAACACACCCCTTCCGGCCTGTGAAGCGGCCTTCCTTTTTCCAACTCCCCTCGCTGGTGCGGGTGGTGGTGTTGGACTTGGTGGTGGTGGTGGAGGTGGTGGTGGTGGGGGTGGTGGGGGTGGTGGGGGTGATGAACACATCATCATGGCCACTGGACCCTTGTACTCCGAACTCACTTCCTCTATGATATTGAAATCTTTGTCCCAAACGATCTTTGAATATATTTTCATTTGTCTCCTTTTCGCGTGTGCGTGTGTTTTTATATATCAACCTTTTCGCGTGCGTCACGCGTATGTGTTATTATATATAAATAACTTTATCAACCATTGTATTTACCGGTTCAATTGATTTTGTAACTGGTTCCAGAGCGTGTCAGAGGGTTATAAACCTTGGCCACCTTGCTCACATCTACGGCCAATTCAGGCAAGTGGCTTATCGCTTCACTGACCGAGTCAATACAGTCATCCTGTTTGCTACGCGGAAACGCTTGTAATTCATCCATGAAAGGTGTCTTGTCTCGCACACGCTCGTGTACGAACATACGACCGATCTTGATTATGGGCTCCAGCGTCTGTGCTATGAACACCATCTTGTTCTTGGTCCTGAATGTAGGCACCACCTGTACCATCGTTTTCATCTCCCTGGCAACACGTCTCAACTCGTTGGCCAACGCACTGGAGAAGTTTTCTTCCACGTACACGTGTGATATCTTGTGATAGGCACAGGCATGGATTATCTCTCGGCACTGGTTGGTGAAACTCTTTGTCTCCACGTCAACGGCACTCAACACGACCACGTCATGTATGAAGGTGTTACCCTCGCTGTCCCTCGCACAGATTGACAGAACAGAGTTGTCACGTCCCTTGAGCCCAGAGGCACTGTCCCAGGCCCCGCATATCCGCTCTATGTTGTGTTTTCCTAGTTTACAACTGGTCACATATCCCCCGAAAGGTTGCGATATACTGCTCCATTGTAGTTCGTCGCTGTAGTATTTGATGTTCTCTAACTGTACCAAGGGTTGGAATGTGGTCTGTGGTATCAGCATGTACTGTGAGTTGAAGTCCCCCTCCGTGGTCTCCAACCTCTGTTGGTCCAACCACTTGTAGGTGAACATGCCTTCCGGGTGGTCAGGCCATGCCAGGTACTCCTCCTGTTCCACAGTGCTGTCTGGTAATCTCTTTTCCCGTGTACGCAGTATTGGAATCTTTTTCATCTTGTAGCCCACGTCCTCTAGGTGATTGTATATGGTCTCCTCGTGGTGCGGTGTGCCGAACATCAGGATCTGGTTTGATAACTTACCAAACTCTGCCACCCTCTCCTTGTTACGCTCACGCTGGTCCATCGTTATGACGTTGTCAGATGTCTCGATGTCGTCAGCGATAACCATGGTGGCATGGAAGCCCGTGAATGACGCACCCAGTGAACTCACCGTCACTGATGGGTTCAACTGTAGTATGGGCCTGTCAACAGTGAATGTCTCTGACTTCCAGGTGAACAGGTCTGACTTCATGTGCTGTAGCAGGGGATGGTTCTCGATCATGTTCCTGATGTACAGGGAGTTACGCAGGGCCAGGTTACGCTTGGCCGATATCAGCAGGCAGGTCCAGTTGGGGTCATTGAGCAGTTTCCAACACACGTAGGCACCCATCAGGTAACTCTTGCCCACGTGCCTGAATGCCTGTAGTATCCTACGCGGCTCGTGGTCGGTCTCCTCCAACCAGTCCGCTATCTCTTGGTGTACTTCGGGTGTGGTCTGATTACTGACTATGTTTAACGTGTCCAGGAACACCTTGAATGATAACTTCTGCTCCATTAGTCATTCTTTTTCTGTAGCCTCTGTTGGGCCATGTCTATGAGTTTAGCGGCCTGTTGCTTCTCTTCCTGTTTGTTTTCACCAGTGGGGTGTACGGCACCGCTAGCGGCCTGTGCCAGATACTTCAGCATCTGTAGTTTGGCACGCTTGGCATTGTCGATGAACGTGGTCTTCTTGATGTAGTCCTTGTCATCGCGGTCTGGATATTGGGTGTCGAACAGTTGATGTGCCTCGTCCAACTCCTTGCCCCAGTAGCCGTCAGCGAACTGTTTGAGTATCTCGAGCCACTGCTCCTCTACCCTATTTTTTGCCATCTTCCTTGGCCTCTGGTTTTGGTAACATTGATGTGATCTTGTTGAATAATTCTCCAACCGTGGTCATGTCAGCGGCACGGAATATGCCCTTCTGTGTGGCCACGTCTATGATGTTGGCTATGATTGCGAGTTCTTGGTCTGTAAGTGTCTGTTTCATTTGATGATTTCCTTTGTTTTTCTGTTAGTTTTATGCGGACGCTGATACGAGCACGTTTGTATGTCAGCGTCACGCAGGGTATTTATAATGTTTGATTGGGGGTGTGTTTTAACTGTGCGTGGTATTGTAGCATGGCAACTAGATAGAAACACACGCACAGCCTTTAGAGTAACACAGTGAAAGGAGTATATACGTAATCACCGTGTTACTATTAATTATATCTTTTTAGAGATATAATCAAAAAAGTGGTCCAGGAACTTCTTGGCACGGCTCTCCGCTGTCCTAGATCTTATCAGGTTCAGAATGTCCTCTGCCCTCTGTCTGCTCCCAGCACTTACCTCGGGTGTCTCGTCCTGGTGTAGTTCGTTCAGCAGTTGCCTCAACCTGGTCTGCTCTTGTTTTATTGTTTTTGGCTTCTGCCTCTTGTTGTTTCCTTTTGCGTCTTTCATAGATCTCCTGTTGTTGTTGTGTTTCGATTATTGCCCTCACGAACATGTTTTGGTCCTGTTTGTGTTTTTCATTTTCCGTCATTGTTCTTGTCCTCTTTCTTGAACAGTTTGTCAAACTGGTCATTGGTCTTGGGTGCCGCGGGCACCATCTGTATCTGGAAGGTGCGGGCTGGTTTTATGTTGCTACCGGTGGCACTCAACAGACGTGTCCTGATTGCCACTATCCTAGCGATGGTGGTGTTGTAGTTGTTGACCTGGGGCACGCTGAAACGGGCCGCTGTGTTTGATCCCATGGGTGTGTAGAACTGGCTCATCAGTTGTGACGTGAGGCAGAACACGCTGGGGTTCCACAGGTACTGTCCTTGGGCATACTTGACCTCTGATCCCAGCAGGTCCACGTATTTCTTCCAGTGACGTGTCTTGGTAAATTCATTCTGCCTCTCCAGCATCCTGCCCAACACGTTCAGCATCGTGGTGCCTAGTGTGCGGTAGTCCTCCTCGGTTTGGTCGTAGTATTGTGTCGTGCCTATGGGCATTATTTTGGTGTAGTGTATTTGTATCATGTTGTTAGTTGCCTTTCTTATAGAAATATTTATCACCTGATTGATCACTCATAAATATTTCTGGACAAAAAAACTGGAACAGGCAACTAACAACAACTCATAAAAGGGATTAAAGAACGATCCTCCCGCATGACGGGGAACACACACGGGTGTACATAACCAAGTGATAATGTGTGAACCATCTAGGACTCAACCGGTCCAAGGGAATAAACACTCAAGTGATAAACTATGCGGTTGATTTTTTGAGAGATCAAAAAATTTTTACGTTCTGATGTCTTGACTGGAGTAAAGTGAAAGGAATGAAAATGAAAGGAGAAATACAAGGACTGAACGAAGTGAAGGACTTGGAGATGAGCAAGGCTCATCTACTCACTGCTGACGCAGTTCGTAAAGACTACGTCTTCCTCTTGACATCAAATGTGCGATCATGTATAATCAACGATGAAGGAGTAATATGAGGAACAAATTCAACAAATATAGAAGAAACAAAGCCAAGAGGTCTGACGTGCCCAAGCACACCTGTAAGGACACCTGCCAGATGGTGCTGTTGGAGAGGCCCTACAATCAACTCAACAAGTGGGACCTACGATGTCGAGTCAGCAACAGGCACTACAAGTGGTTGAGCAAACAAGAGGCCAGCCACATATGGGACATGGTGCCCCACAGGACCATGATGTCCAGAAAAAAAGTGGCACCATAGCCGCAGACTAAATAGTTTTGCTGTCAACGACGGCAATCACGTGTGTGTGATCCATTTCGAACTTTATGCCAATATTGTCCAACAAGGTCACACACCGTTGAAAAATTTCCTAACAATCATATTGAGATACGGCTACCACAGGTGCCGCAACAGACACATCGACAAACAGATGGGCAAGGGCAACTCGCACAGATGTACCGCACAGCACCACACGTGTGGATTCGTGCTCCATCCCAAGCCCAGGTACGAGACGATTAAATTATGGAAGCGTTTCTAGGACATCATCTTCCAACTGATGCCCAGTAGGAAAAATAGTATTGTGTATAGCAACCATTCGTTGCGTCGGATACGTCCGTCCAGGTGTGACAGGTGATTGTCCATCAACAGGTTGATCTTGTCCTCCAATCTCTGTAGTCTCTGCTGTATGGTCAATCTCTTCATTACACTGTGTCCGTCTTTATGATCCTGTAGTAGTTGCCGCACGTGATCATGGCAACCCCATCCCCAAACCTCACACCAGATATGTTGCCCGCTGGCACCGTGCCTAGGTTGATGGCATCATTGGTCCTGGTTATGGTCGGTGGTGTTGATGTCGATGACGAAACACTGAACGTGCTGATGTATGCCGTTGTTGATTTCCTCCAGACCACAGCGAACTGATTACCGTGTAATTTGAACAGGCAGGCCGCGTCTGGGTCGAATGCGGTCGAAGTTGAGTCCGTGCCGTTGGTGACAGACACCGCTATGCTGTTGGACGCGTGTGACTCTGGGGTGGTCTGGTCGTCCGCGTTGATGTAGTTGAGTGCGTAGTTCTCGTAGATGTCGTACAACCTCTCACCCGTGAGCGATGTGGCCGTAAGGTACAGGTTACCACCCTTGGTTCCAGTGGTGTCGGGATACATGCC